AAGCGGATGACGCGCGGATCGCCGACAATGCTGCCGCCAGCGTCGCCTACGACACCATGCTGCTTCAGGAGGAGCTGAAGCGCCTGATGACCGAGATCCCGGATCTCGACCTCGACACGCTGGCGCTGACCGAGAAGGACAAGACGCTGCTGACCGAGGCGCTCGACGCCGCAGCCGGGGAGGCCGTGATCGCCGACACCGCCTCGGCCATCGAGCGCCAGAAGGAGGAGGATGCCGAGCGCGTCGAACACGCGGATGCCGAGATGATGCCACTCAAGAAGGCGTTCGGTTTCGGGACGATGCGGGCCTCCGACCAGCGCGTGCTGACGGGGTTCATGGCGGAAGCCGAGGCAGCGACGGGCAAGACCGGCTACGACGCTTTCATCGGGGGTCTGAAGCTCGCTGCACAGCGGGGGCTGGCATGAGCGCGGCACAACCCCATCCCGCGCTCCCGGAGGCACCCAGCGCGTTCCTGCGTGCGTTCCTGGGGGTGCTTGCGCTGCCGTTCGCGCCCCGCATTCTCGCGACGCTCGCAATCGACAGTCTGACGCTTGCGGAGCGGCTGGCGCTCGCCCCTTTCGCCGTGGGGTGGTGGCTGTGAGCCTGCCCCGTGGGTGACGCCATCACCACGGCCTGGCGCCTGCGGCAGAGTGCCGGCCTGATCCGTCAGGGTATCCCGACGCCGATCAGCGCTGAGAATCTGGTTGAGATCGCCCGCGAGCTTGAGGCGCTCTCGATGAAGATCGCCCGCCTCGAGCGCATGACTCCCACCCGCATCATCGAGGTCGACGATGTCTGACGCGGCCTATAAGGTCAGGCTCGCCACCCGGGGCGGGCAGTGGCTGGTGTTCGACCTTGCGACACCGGGGTCGATCATCTTCCAGGGCTCCATGGAGGACGCCTTCATCGTGGCCGAAGTGAAGAACCGGAAGGCAAGGACATGACCGTCTACCACATCACCAAGGGCTTCAAGACCCGCACCGAGCGCTCGCCCAGGGTGCTCGAGGTCGCCGAGACCTTCGGCCTGGGTCTATCCGCCCAGTCGTTCTGGGTGTTCCGCGATCTCGCCGTCGAGGTGAAGCAGGGCGAGGTGGTCTACATCACCGGCCAGTCGGGGTCGGGCAAGAGCCTGCTGCTGCGCGAGCTGGCCGCCCAGATGGCGGCCGAGGGCAAGCGGGTGTTCTCGATCGAGGAGGTCGAGCTCGAAGACCGGGCGCTGATCGACCAGGTCGGCGGCTCCATGGCCGAAGCCATCGAGCTGCTCAGCAGGGCAGGGATCAACGACGCCTATCTGGCGGTCAGGAAGCCGGCCGAGCTCTCCGACGGCCAGCGCTACCGGCTCCGGCTGGCCAAGCTGATGATGACCCGGGCCGATGTCTGGGTGGCCGACGAGTTCGGCGCGATCCTCGACCGTGTCACCGCCCGCGCCGTTGCCTTCAACACCGCCAAGCTCGCCCGAGCGCGCGGCGTCACGCTGATGGTCGCCACGACCCACACCGATCTGGTGGAGGAGTTGGGGCCTGACCTCATCATCGAGAAGCGGTTCCAGACCAGGGTCGAGATGGTGCGACCGCGTGACCAAGCGGCTAAGTAAGAGCTGACCAATCATGGAGACGACAATGAACGATGATGCGCGCTGGGTGCGGCGGATGCCGCGGGTGGTCATCATGGACATCGACGGGACGCTGGCGAACGCCGAGCACCGCCTGCACCTGCTGCCGACCGACGACAACATCCACCAGGCGATCGCCGAGGGGCGGATGACCAAGGATTCCGCCTGGCGGGACTTCCTGACGGCCGCCAAAGACGACGTGCCGAACCCCGAGATCGTGGCGCTGAACAACACCATGCACGATCACGCCCTGATCTTCGTGGTGACGGGCCGGGACCAGCGCGACGAGGCGATGACGCGCGAGTGGCTGATGAACGCCGGCGTTATCCATGACCGCCTCTACATGCGCCCGCTCGGCGACCGTCGCTGCGACACCGTGGTCAAGGCGGAGATCCTCGAGGCGATCCGCGCCGAAGGCTTCCAGGTGCTGTTCGCGGTCGAGGACCGCAAGCGCGTCACCGCGATGTGGCGTGCGAATGGCGTGCGCTGCCTGCAGGTCTGCGAAGGAGACTACTGATGGGCGCCCGTCTCTACGAGATCGGCGTCGGGCTTTCCAGGGCGCTCAACGCCGCCGTGGATGGTCGAAGCGGCAGCGGGGCAGTGACGCTCTCGGCCGGCTCCTGGGATGCCTACCTGCGCGGCGCCCGCTTCGGCCGGCTGCGGGTGATGGCGATCAACAAGCTCCGGGGTGACCCGCAGCACTGCATGAACGCCTACCTCTGGCACCGCGATCGCGAGCTGATCGACGCGGCTTTCGAGGAGCCCAGGCCGTGAACGCGGTTCTTCTGCTGAACAAGGCCTGGGAGACCTGCTGGGCGATCACCCTGGGTAGCGCGACCTTCCACCTGCTGATCGCCGCTGCGCTGCATGAGCGGGACTGCGAGATCCGGCACAACCAGGTTCGTCGGTTTCTTCAGGAGGCGGGACTGTTCACCGGGTTGGGGTCATGACCCCGCTTTGCATCGAGGGTGCCAATGTCCTGATGAAGGCGCCGCCGGGGCAGGAGGGCGAGGTGCGTGACCTACACGTCCTGATGTTCCAGGAGAATGGCGTCTCGCACTACGTCTCGCGCTGGGAGCCGACGCTGGCCGAGCTGGCGATCCTCGTGGGCGGCGGCAGCGTCGAGCTGTGGTGCATGAACGGCCAGCCACCGGTCTACCTGGGCGTGCAAGCGCATGTGAGCGACGAGCCGTGACCCTTCATCTGGACGACCCGAACAGCCTCGACGAGACCGCGCTCTGGCAGATCAGCCGCGGCAGCGGTCGCAGCGAGTTCAACCTGCTGAAGGAGATGTGGGTCGAGCGCGGCGACCGGGCTGATTGGGACCTGCTGCACGCGCTGCACTACAAGATGCAATCCACGCCGGTCGGCGCGAAATACTGGCGCGTGCGCTTCCGCGGCGAGACCATCGCGGTGATCGTGTTCGGCATGTCACGCCCGCTGCTGAAGGAGCGGCACACCATCTTCCCGAAGCTGACCCCGGGCCTGGACAGTCAGATCAGCAACATCCACCGCTACCGCTACGTCAACGACAACTTCCGGGTGGTCGGGCGCATGGTCGTGGACACCATGTTCCGCTCGGGCGGCGTCGCCTATCGCTTTCTCAACCTGGCATGCCGCCAGACGGGCTGGACGTTTCTCGAAATCCAGTCGAGCATGTCCAAATACAACTTCTTCGCCCAGCGTGCCGGCTTCACCTTCGTCAAGCCGATGCGCTCGCCCAACTACGACAAGGGTCTGAAGTTCATGCGCCGATACTTCTCGGCGCATCCGGGCGACCAGGAGGCGCTGATGGACGAGTTCGCCTCCTGGTCGCCCGCGATGAAACTGAAGGCGGAGGCGGACCTGAAGGTGTTCTATTTCGACCACAGCCCGCTCGAGAAGACCGGCAGCCGGCGGCACTACAGCCATGGCGTGGTCGACCGATGGGATGTCAGGCGCACCATCTCGAAGATCCAGGGTCTGTGCTTCGCCAGCCCGCTCTATGGCCTCTACCGCAACCCCGAGAGCGCCCCTGGGATCGGCTTCAACGACGCCACCGGCCTGCCTGCCAGGCTGCCGCTGCTGGCCTTCGACCTGCAGGACCCGTGGCAGCCGATCGACCTGGCGCGGGTCAGTGAGGCGCCAGGATGGGCCGAGCTCGAGAGGCTGATCGACGCGCGTGGCTGGTCGGCGCCCACGGTGCTGCCCGAGGGCTTCCTCGACAAGCCGCCCCAGGTCGACGCCGATGAACAACAGGACCTGGCGGAGATGCCGGTATGAGCCGCAAGCAACGCAAGATCCTGGCCCACATGGCGCGTGCCAGCGAGGCCCCGACAATCGACGACCTGATACGGCTGTTCGGCACCGGGGCGACCAAGCAGGCGATGCAGTCCACGCTGCGCTACCTGGAGGAGGACGGCGTCCTGATGCGGGGCTACGAGACGCGCAACGGAGCCAAGCGCCTGGTGCTTCATTTGACGCCGATCGGCGAGAGGCTCGGACTGTCGCTGCCCGCCTGAGTGATAAATATGTCAGCGCTGAACTTTTTTTTCGTGAGGGGGTTGCAAACCGCCTCGCGCGCTCTTATATTAACTTAAGTTCCCTTATAATTAACTTCTTCTACTAAAGAAGTAAAAGAAGTTTTCCGCCGGCATCAAATTGCACACCCAGGCGGCCCTACGGTTTTCGTTGGTTAAGTCAGCAGTGACTGTGCTAGCATAGGTCTACGGACCTATGCACATGATCGAAGCAGAAGCAACCATCACCGACGACACCCAGGACGAGCCTTCGGCTCCTTCTGTTGCCTCGAAGGCATCCAGACGTCCCGCACCAGGGGGCACGCGGCCACGTCTGTCCGGCGCGCAGTGGGTCGAAGTGGTGTCGATGGCACGCGCAGGGGTTCCGGTCGGCAAGGTTGCCAAAATCTTCAAGTGCAAGCCTTCCACAATCTATCGCGGGCTCAGGAAGCGCGGCGTCAACCTGGCCGCCTACCAGGCCGTCGTCCATGAGGTGCAGGAGAGCGCCGAGCGCCGCGAGCTGATCGAGCGGGTCAAGAAGACCAAGGACGGCGACTACAAGCTTATCGACCAGGTCCAGAAGATCATCGCCCACAAGGTCGCCGAGGCGCAGACCGGTCGGTCGACATACGCCGAGATCGCCGATCCGGTGAAGACCCTCAAGATCGCCATCGACGCCATCGGCAACGGCACGAAGATCAAGTGGATGATCCTCGGCCTCGACAAGATGAACGAGAATGTGGACCTCGAGCTGCCCGAGCTGCCGATCCGCGAGATGAGTCCCGACGAGGTGGCGGCGCTGCGCGACAGGCAGATCCTTGAGGACGAGAACCTCAACAATGTCGAGGTCTTCGATGATGACGATGAGATCGAGGATGACGGTGTGATCGCGGAGGGTGACGAAGACCCTCCGACGGGCTGACCCGTGCCCGCGATCGTCGCCGGAATCGGTCTGCACGAGAAGCAGAGCGAGGTGTTCAAGGCGCCGCAACGCTTCAAGGTCGTGGTGGCCGGGCGACGCTGGGGAAAGTGCATGCACGGGGATACCCGGATTGCGATGGCGGATGGCACGCATCGGCGCATCGCCGAGGTGCGGCCGGGCGACCTCGTGCTCTCCGTCAACGAGAACACCTATCAGATCGAGCCGCGCCCCGTGCTGGCGGTGGCAAGCAACGACACGCGCGAGTTGGTGCGGGTGCGCACCAACGCCCGTGAAGTGGTCTGCACGCCGCATCACCCCTTCCTGGTGAACAACCGCTGGGTTGAGGCGCAGGATATGCGTCCGGGCGATTTGGCGGCGGTGCCGCGGCACCTGATCGAGCCCGCCGATACCCAGGACATGTCGGATCATGAGCTTGACCTGCTGGCGATCTGGTTGGCGGAGGGACGCAGCAATCGTGTCTCGAACGCCACTCCGGCGGTGTTGAGTCGGCTTCGCGAGGCCGTCGCGGCCTTTGGCTGCGAGATAAGCCAGGACAAGCATGACGTGACGACCTGGCGTTGGACGGGCAAGCGCAATGGACCCGGGCGAATGTCTGAGCCGAGTGCTTTCCTTGCGCGGCTCGGCGTCTGGGGCCGCGACAGCAAGACCAAGTTCATTCCCGAGGTGGTCTATCGTCTGCCGAATGATCGGCTGGCTCGTTTCCTGAACCTTTTCATGGCCTGCGACGGATGTGTCGCCCGGCGGGCAGGCAAAACATGGGCGGTCGAGGTCGCCCTGGCGAATGAGCGCATGGTGCGCCAACTTGCCGAGCTATTCTTGCGCTTCGGCGTGCGCGGCCAGATCCGTTACGAGCGTCACCGCAAGCTGGATCGGCGCGGGCAGCCCTATGAGTCCTGGCGCTTCATCGCGTCAGACGCGGCCTCGGTTGCTGCCTTCTGTCGCGGCGTCGACTCGCTGGCCGACGGTGACATCGCCTGGGAGGAGGTGATCGAAATCACCCCGGCCGGACATGCCGAGACCTTCGACCTGCAGATCGAGGGCAATCCGAACTTTATCGCTGAGGGTTTCGTCACTCACAACACCGAGCTCGCCAAGGCCAAGCTGATCAGGGCGGCGAGGAAGCCACGCCAGCTCGTCTGGTATGTCGCCCCGACCTACCGGATGGCCAAGCAGATCATGTGGGTCGCCCTGATGGATTCGATCCCCAGGGCCTGGATCGTCAAGTCGAACGAGACCAGCCTTGAGATCCACCTGGTCAACAAGAGCCGGATCTGCCTGAAGGGCGCCGACAAGCCGGATACGCTGCGCGGCGTGGGTATCAACTATCTGGTCCTGGACGAGATGCAGGACATTCGCCCAGAGGTCTGGAACACGGTGCTGCGTCCGACGCTCGCCTCCACCAGGGGTCACGCGCTCTTCGTCGGCACGCCCAAGGCCTACAACCACCTCTACGACCTCTACGTGAAGGGCCAGAAGCCGGAGCTGCAGGCTCGCAACGAGTGGATGAGCTGGCAGTTTCCGACCATCACCAGCCCCTTCATCCCGGTATCCGAGATCGAGGCGGCCCGGGCCGATATGGACGAGCGCACCTTCCGCCAGGAGTTCGAGGCGACCTTCGAGAGCATGTCCGGCCGGGTCTACTACCAGTTCAGCCGCCAGGAGCACGTCGGAGCCTTCCCGTTCAACCCGAAGCTGCCGATGTGGATCGGCCAGGACTTCAACGTGGATCCCATGTCCACCGTCGTCCTGCAGCGCCAGCTCAACGGCGAAATCTGGGCGGTCGACGAGATATACCTTCGCAGCTCCAACACCAACGAGGTCTGCGACGAGCTTGAACGCCGCTACTGGCGCCAGTTCAAGCAAATCACGGTCTACCCTGACCCTGCCGGCGCCAATCGGACGACCAAGGGGCGCGGCGAAAGCGATCTCGATATCTTCCGGGAGCGTGGCCTTGTCAGGTTGCGCTACCGCCGCAAGCACCCTCCGGTCGCCGATCGAGTGAATGCGGTCAACAAGATGCTGCGCACCGCGGATGGCCGCATTCGTCTGCGGGTGGACGCGAAATGCCCGCACCTGATCGAGAGCCTGGAGCAGACCCTCTACAAGAAGGGCACGCCCGAGATCGACAAGAAGGCTGGCCTTGAGCACATGGCCGACGCTCTCGGCTACCCGATCGAGCTGCAATTCCCGCGTCGGCGCTTCGAGCCCGCCGGTCTGTCCTTGTAGTGTTGTAGATATGTCATCGCTGATCTATATTAGATCATTGGAGATTCGCCCGTGCCCCTGAACCTGCCCACCGACCAGCGCGGCCTGCAGGATCTGGTCGACCGTCGCCACCCGCGATACGAAGACCAGATCGCGCATTGGAATTTCTGCCGTGCCACCTATGATGGTGGCCGCGAATGGTTCGCCACGAACATCTTCAAATACATCAAGGAAGGCCCCGAGGAGTTCCGCGAGCGGCTGAAGCGCGCCTTCCGCTTCAACCACACCAAGGAAGTGGTGCGCCTGGTCACCAAGTATATCTTCAAGTCGGGCGTGATCCGCAACCATGACGAGGCGCCCCGCGAGCTGAAGCGGTTCTGGAAGCTCGCCACCCTGAAGGGCGCCGACATCGACGCTCTGATGCGCCGGGCCTCCGAGCTGAGCTCGATCTATGGCCGCTGCTGGGTGGTGGTGGACAGCAAGATGCCGGGCGGCATGGCCAGCCGCGCCGATGAGAAGAACGGCATGGCTCGCCTGTTCGGCTACACCGTGACCCCTGAGAACATGCTGGACTACGCCTGGGACGATCTGGGCGACCTGACCTGGGCGATGTGGCGGGTGGCGCAGCGCGACGACGCCGACCCTGCAGCCTCGAGTGGCGCGGTGACGCCACGCTACGTGCTGTGGACGCGCGAAGAGTGGGTCATTCTCGAGGAGACCTATGAGCGCACCGGGACCGCCGGCAGGCCGAAGCGCAAGATCACGGTTGCCGATCGTGGCGACAATGCGATCGGCAAGGTGCCGGTCTTTCCGGTGGACGAGCAGGAAGGCGACGACCCCTACGACATCCCGGCGCTGATCGGCGACATCGCCTATCTCGATCGGGCAATCGCGAACTACGTCTCGAACCTGGACGCCATCATCCAGGACCAGACTTTCAGCCAGCTCGCCATGCCTGCCCAGGGCTTGCTGCCAGGTGACGATGCGCACGCCAAGCTGCTCGAGATGGGGACCAAGCGGATCTTCATCTACGACGGCGAGGCGGGCAGGGGTCCGGAATACCTCTCGCCCGACCCGAAGCAGGCGGCGATGATCCTGGCGACGGTGAACAAGATCATCGCCGAGATTTACCACTCCATCGGCATGGCCGGCGAGCGGACCAAGCAGGACAACGCCGTCGGCATCGACAATTCATCCGGTGTCGCCAAGGCCTATGATTTCGAGCGGGTCAACAGCCTGCTGGCCAGCAAGGCCGACACTCTCGAGCTCGCCGGCCATGCCG